TGGTGAAACTATCTTGGTTTCATCAAGCATTGTTTTGAGATCTTTATAGGCAGCCATACGCTTGACGTTGTTAGCTGCAGAGTTAGCAAACTCTTCTTGCAGAAGCGGTCTGGTCTGCTTGAACTCTCTAGACCAAGCGTCCCAAGCCTCATTGAGTTGCTTGCGCTCGCGGTCGGTTCTGACATTCTGAAGCGCCTCTTCATACTTATCGCGCTGAATGTAATAGAACTGCTTGGACTTTGCTACAAAAGTTTCCTTGAGGAAGTCACCAACGAGTTTAGTCTCGCGGTATCCATTGTCCTTGAGGAACTGGTAGGCCTCCCACGAGAATGTTCCAGACTGTGGTATCAAGAATGCTGCACCTTCTGGATATTTCTTGATAAGTTCGCTGTTGTCGTCGACCCAGTTTGCTGCCGCATTGGATGTCTTGACTCGTGCTTGGAATACAGGGTCAGATTCGTTGATAACATACGGAACTTGCTCTGGGTAATACTTGACCCAATCTGCCATAGCATTTCCAACAGGATCATTGGTATCGCTGTATTGGTCAATCAACTTGGAGAATACTTGCTTGAAGTTGACGCGACCATTATCACGAACCCAGTCAGCCATATCGCTCTTGAGCGTTGTGGTTGGTGATGCTGGCGAAATAAAGCCTAGAACGAAACGAGTACCTAGAATTGCTGTAATAGTTGACTTCAATCTCTTCTGGTATTCAATAAGTTCACCAGGAGTTGCTGTTGCAGATGGTGTATGACCGCCTGCCTCTAGATAGGTAACCGCCTTGCGGAAAGCTGAAGCGTATTGACTATCGCGCTCATCCTTGTCAAGGGTAGCGAGAAGACGATTGACGTGGCCTGGCAATGCAGACTGGAAGAACGACTGTCCTTCTCCAATTTCACCAATCGTGTACTGCTCTGTTGATTTGATTTCCTTGGCAACCTTAGCCATTACAGGAATATCAGATTCAGAGAAGAATCCTGCGATGTTATAGATAGTCTTGAGTGTCAGTCCAGAAAGCGGTCCTGAGAATGTGGGTAACCACGAGTCAGGGTTTGCAGACGGTGTAAGCATCTTGAGAGATGAACCGAATTGCAATGGCATTGGCGCTACGAACTTGTCTCCAAGACCAAAGACGTTGAGCATCTTATTGACTGCACCATACGCTGGAGCCAAACCTGGATAGATGAAGTAAGCCTCACCTTGGTCGTCACGTTGAACGAACCCTGAGTGGCTTACGCCTTCGTATGTCAAGGCAATCTTCTGTAGGGCCTCTGGGTTGTACTTGACTGTGCGGTATGCACGGCGGTAAGCATCTTCTGTTGCGCGATAGAAACGTGCAAAGTTACGCATTGACCACGCCATCTGTGTACGAACGGCTGGATTATCTACGAATGCCATCACTCGCTCAATAGCAAGGTTCTGTGACATCTCAATAATCTGCTGAGTCGCAGCCTTTTCGCCTACCTTCTTCGATAGGTCATCAAGGAATGGTTGAAGATCCTTGCGAATATCAAAAGCAGCATCAAGAACTAACTGGTCACGTGACAAACGTGCGTTTGCATCTCCAAGCCAGTCCCATAGACGGGTGTTCAAGTCAGAAATAATGTTTTTTGACTGTGTTGCTGGTATGAAAAGCGGTCCAGTAATGGTCGCTGGTACATCTGCACGACCCTTTGGTAGCCATTCAAGGCTAAACTCTTTCATATTGATAGCGTAATCGCCATCATCCTTGAGAGTTACAAGTTTATTTAGTAGGTCATCGTTGATACTGCCATCTGCTTTACCAAGCATCGTAGCCAAATCATCATAGATGACTGCTGCGTGCTGTTGAGATGTGTATGTTTCATCAACGTAGCGGTCAAAGCGCGGCTTCAAACTAGCAATTTTCGGGTCTGTATCAATTATCTTAGCAAAAGCGTTGATGAAGCCTGTGCGGTCACCTTTATACTCAGCAAGAAGTTTCAATCCTGCAGAGCCAATCTCATCATTTGCCTTGGCTGCAATCTGGAAAGCCCAAGCAAGACGACCTTCTTGACTTAGTGGTGAAAGTTCCGTAAAGGAACCGTACGCACGCTTGTAAGCCTCGCCATCTACCTCAAAATCTACGACCTTACCGTGCTTACGGCTGAGGCGCTTTGCGCGAGAAAAGAAATCATTACCAGCATTGAGGTTGTACGCGCCTTCAGATGCACCTTTGAGAAGGTTCTCGTAGTCGCCATACATTGCAAACTCATAGGCATAGCGGTCAAAGTCGCTACCAAACTTACCCATCTGGGCATCGTTGAAGTTTTCACGAAGTAAGGCTTCTGCCATTACCTTGCGCTTGGCTTCTTCCTTCTTGGCAGGTGATTTGAATACATCATCTACCTTATCCCAAGTCTTAGTTGTCGCATTCCAGCGTAGCTCAGATCCGCTATCAATAGCGTTCATACGAGCCAATAGATTGTCTTTGTCCTTGGCTTTTGCATAACGGTTGAGAACTGCAAAGTTCAAATCTTCACTAGCCTGAATGACTTTCTTTGCAACACCTCTTGCCTTGACGATATCTTTCGCACTGCGAATTACGCCTCGTCCGTTAGCAAGACCGAATAAATAATCTTCGATTGCGTTACGTAGCGGGAATCGAGGACCTGCAAGAGTACCTGTTACGAATGTAGATACTGCATCATCTGCAGCCTTGGAGTATTGCATACCCCAGGCCTTTGCTAAGAACCCATCACGAGCGCCAAACTTATCTAACTGCTCTGGTGTAATAAATGCTAGGCGATCATTGAGCTGATAAGCATAGGCAGCAGAATCAACACCATTGATTTGTGATGGAATAACTCCATCTGGATTATCTGGCGTAATAGCGCGGTTAGTATAGACAGCATCGCGTCCTACTGCACCGAGAGATTCTAGAAGTTTGCGTCCACCTTGTGTGCCGCGTAGTCCACGTAGTTCACCTACAGCAGACTGTAGACCAATAAACATCTCACGACGCTGACCGATATTGGCCTGCTTGTAAGCATCGCCAAGGATACGGCTTGAGTAACGTCCATATACAAGACGTGCGTAACGCTCAAAGGCTAGCGCTGACTTCTCTGATGCGAAGTTGCCTAGTTCATCCATATCTGGAATGAGAGCAAACTTACGAGTAAAATTATCTAGACGCTTATTGATTCCAGCGATAGAGAAACGAGCAAGTTTCTGCTCTGATTCTGCCTTGGTAATGCGTTCAGCAGTTCTAGCACCTGCTGCAACAGCAGACTCGCCTTCACGTCCAAGAAGAGAACGACGTGCGGCCTCTAGGCTTGAGATGCCTTGGGCATCTGCCTCGTCAAATACGATGTTACGCAAGAAGTTTGCAGAGTCTGTATTTAGATCAAAGACTGCTCCAGCTTTGTCATAGACCGCAAGTTTAGCCTTGCGTGCTGGTGACAAGATAGGCATAACCTTGGTTCTAAAACCAGGCTGTCCATAGAAAATTGGCTCAATACGCTGGGCGTTAGAGAGAAAAGCCTTAGCAGTGTTGACATCAAGGATTCCGCCAAAGTCTTCGTTAGCAAACTTGATGAGAGCGCTGTCTACGCCATTCTCAGCAAAGGCTGGATTGAGAGCGCGTAGGCGACCTGTTGCTTGCCCAATCTTTTCTGCGTTATTAGCAATGCGAGCGTCGCGCAAATCTTTTGTAGTCTTTGTAAACTCTGTCCAGAAGTTCTCAATGTTTCTATTCTTGAAGGCATCTTCTACCTTCTCAGCAGTACCGACCGTCTTATCAAGAGCATACTTCATACCTAGATAACCCTTGCGAGCTTTACCAAGCCAGATAGTCGGATCTAGAAAAATACGGAATGCTGCGTCTGTCGTACCTGAAATCCACGAATAGATACCAGACTTACCTTCTAGGTCATCTGGTAAGAACGCATTGGCTAGTTGGCGACCTGGAGAATACTTAGCAGCATTGACTTTTGCTACTGCTTCTTCTGTAAGTTTGTCGCCTTCTTTAGAACCAGCGGCAAATGCAAGAGCCTTCTCGTTCTCAGTCTGTGCTTCACGAATGATTTGGTCTAGCGGAATGCCTGCAGAAATCTTCTTAGCGATATTTGTACGGTCACGACCGTAAGTCTTCTCAACTTTTTCAATTCTGCCAGGGTTGAATACCTGCTCACCATTGGCACCAGAACGCTGAAACGCATCTCCAAGATCTACGCCTTCGGAAATACCGATAGCACCAACACGATACGCACGCGTTACTTGGTCTGATGCCCACCCTGCTGCCTTGAATACAGCCTTGATTGGTTCTACAACAGGACGCGAGATGATGTATGCGGCTTGACCGATAAATCCACGCTTGGGATCTGTGTCATCAATACCACCAAAGAAATCTGCCTGTGCCTTTTGTTGGTCAATAGGCAACTGATTATATTCAGCAGCACCAACAGATGGCGGCAGGTTATTGAGCCGCACGTGCTGTGAGTACATATCTGTAAGCGAGTTGATTTTCTGAGTCTGTTGAGGAGTCAGATTTGCTCGCTTAGCAGCTTGATATATATTTCCCTTATTGATGTTTTGGGACATTACAATCCTCTAGCTACGGCCTGCTCGTATAAAGCAGCAATTTCTCCATTGGTATCGTATTGAACCATTGTGGCAAGGATGGATGAAAGCGATTCTGTTTGTTGTGGAATCCCAAGAACCTCTGGTCCAGGACCAGGGCCTTGTGCAATACCAGATGTCACAGGTTCATCTTGACGTTGCGATGGAGCGTAAAGCTCTGTTATTGGTTCACGTGTTGCAGCTTCACGTACTTGCGAGGATGGCATACCGCGAACATCTGGTGTCTTTGCAAGAGGCTGTGCTTCTCTGAGCATCTTATCCTCAATACCTTGACCATAGTAATCTGATTGGAAGTTGAGTTGATCTGTACGTGTGGAAAATGGCCCAGGACCTGCCACTCCAGCCAGTGGATTTACTGGTTGTTCAGCCATTACCGTCCTCCATCTTCTCTAAATCTGATGTGAATTGTTCCCATACTCTGGAAACTTTTGTTTTTCTATTTGCGTTATACACTGCTAAATCTAAAAGTTCTGAGGCGAGCATCTCTATGGCTCGCGTTATATTTACAAAGAAACCTGATAAAACTACAAGAAAATCTGCGGGAGTAACAGAGCGTGGTACGTAATCTTCTTCGTTATCCACGCTCTGTCCTCTCTAAATTACACTAAGCCTTCTTGCCTTTACGAGCCTTAGCTGCATAACCAAAGTCAACTTTGCCGCCTTTTGGCATTGGAGCCTTCTTTGAGCCTTCTGTTGGCTTCTGGACTGAAGCCTTTGCACGACCACCTTTTTTCATTTCACACCTCCCTACCCTGCAATAGATGCGAGTAACGTAGCAATGTCTGGACGAGAGCCAGCAGCAGGGGCCGCACCCATTTGTTCTGGAGTTGGCTGCGAGGCAGGAACGGGGGCCATACCTGCTGCTGGAACTTCTGCGCCCATTGGCACTTCTGGTTGTGGCTCTGGTGCAAAGACCTTCTCCACAATAGTCTCTAGTTGTAAACCTTTTTGACGGCCCTTGATTACTTCGGCGATTCTGGAAACGATTTGAGAAGGATCTTGACCTTGTGCTGCAATCGCTGGAATTGCCTGGGCGTACTGAGCAACAGCAACACGGAGAGAATCGCGCATCTCTTCAATATCCACACGCTGTTCTTCTTGAGTGACATTTAGCTCCATTGGGATTTCGCGGCGTACATAATCACGTGATACAAGTTTATCGCTACGCATCTGTAGCAAAGCAATGATGGCGTTGTTTGGATTCATACCAGACATAATGCCGTAACGAACATCTACGCCGTACTCACCAGCAATAGCTCGACTTGGTACATACTTCATATTGAATGGCGTACCGTCATCTACACCTTTGATTTCCTTGGTCATATTGCCAAAGATTTTCTCATCTGTTTCAAAGCAGAGAGAAACAAGTTCAGTAAAGAGGCGTGCAAACTGTGCTTGCGCTGCACGTACTTGTGTATCAAAGCCAGCCTGAAGTGCTTGAACTCCACGACCTGTAATGATTGATGCGTCGATGTTACCTGAGCGTACCTCTGGATAACGAGCACCTAGACGTAGTTCACGCTCTAGTACGCCAGATTCTGTAAAGACTCCGTTAGGAAGTTCTAGTGGAACACGGCGGATTGCCTGTGGATTAGCAGAACGCATAATCGCATCAGGGCCGAGTGCAAGTTCTTGTACATCTTGCGGAATAGCAATAGGAGCCTGAATGGATTTCTCTGCTGCTTGGATTTGCAATACTGCAAAGCGAGCACGAGCAAGTTGTACAGCCAAGATATCATCAAACTGACCGCGTGCTTCTCCATCAATAGATGAACGAACAGCCACACGTGCCATACATTTGCCAGTTGGGTTTGGCAAGTTAGATAAAACTAAGTTCTCACGATCTGGCAAGAAGACAACATCTTGGTCTTTGTCGTGGTAACGAACCATTGAGATATAAGGGCTGCCCATTGTGAAGGAAGTTCTAGGCATAATCTGAGATGCAAACTCTGGATACTGCGATGCCAATGTTTCAGCATCGGTCTGGATAACCTGAGTCAAAGAAATCGTACGACCGAATCTGTCAATCTCTGGGTAAACGCCAAATGGATTGAGCAAGCGGATAC